ATTTGTCGCCAGTTCCACGACACCCGTTGTTGTCGCCGTAGCAGATACCATCACCCCCGCCGTTGTGATCTGCGGCCCACAAAACTCTACGTTCGTTCCGTCGCAGAAAACCTCGGCCAGATTCCCGTTGGCTATGGTCACCGTGGCCCCGGAAGACCCGCCGACCGCTAACGCGGAGCCATCAGTGGTGGCGTTCCAGATCAGATACTTCTTAGTCCTAAGAGGCACTACAATCGTCCGACTAGTGCCGGGAGTCCCGATAGCCTTGATAATGGCTAGATGAGACTGCGCCGTGGTGCTGGTATGTTCGACGTATTGCGTGTCATCTAGGGTATAATTAGAACCCGCCAGGGTGATGGTTGTCATCCCCGCGATGGACTCCTCAATACGCGACATGGCGGTGTTCGCCAACGTACCCCACGTCCCGGATTTCTCACCGGTCGCCATCTTCTCAAATTTAATCAGGTCTGACGCTGTACTCGCCATCTCACCTACTCCTACGTGCTAATATCGCCCCAACTGGGGGTCTGACTGGTCGAGATACTCCCCCAAGACGGGGTCTGGGAAGAAACAATTTCGGACCAAACATGTTCTTCAGCACCCCCCATGGCCGTTGCCGTTGCCGACAAACCGGTGACACTGGTAATAACACCGCCGCGCCCAATGGCGGTACCCGCCGAGGTAGTCCCCGCAATCCCCGTGACCGCCAGGACATGACCTGTAGAGACGCTCTCATTACCGATAGCCGCTGTCGCGACGGGGAGGTTAGACGCGGCGTCCGTCCCCCATACCCCGGCCCCCCACGCCTGGGCGCTACTACCCCAGCCCTGATATGCAGCAACGACAGCGACCACATCATGCGATCCTGATTATGGCGTTGCTGGCGTCGGCGGCGGGGAATTGGATCGTAAAATCCCCTGACGTAGAGGCCTTGTCGCCCCCGAAGTCCAGAACCAACACCGCGGCGTCGCTGGCATGGGTGTCATTGAATATTAGCGCGCCCCGGGCGGTAATGGTTGAGGAGCCCCACGTCACGTCCGCGAAGTCTGTCAATGCCGTAGTACCCGACGCGGTTGGCGTCACATTGGTTAGTGCCGCGCCCTTGGCCACATACCCGGTGCCCGACACCTCGTTAGATGTGGTGTAAGCCGTAGTGGTCGCATTCAAGGTGGCAGAAGATGTGTAGAGCGCCGCTCTCATCGTGTTCCCGCCGTTAGTGAAGTTGTGCCCAGCGACCAAAAGCTCCCGCTTGAAACTGGTGGCGAGCGCCTGCGTAATAGCCATGTCCTATTCCTTCATCTCTGCTAAAATCTCGGCCCTCATGGTGACGCGTTCGCTTAACATTGCCTGACGTATATAGAAAAGCAGTATACAACGAAGTTGCGCCCGGTACGCTAGTGCCTGATCTCGAATTGTCGGGGGGGCGTCGGCCCCGACGTGCATAATCTTAGTCATCGCCATCTCGACTAGCTCCTCTGCCGAGTGCCCTCGGTCAATGGTCGTATGAACATTGACCGACCCCACGTCACAAAGCACGTTGTCCATGCTGATCATGTAATCGACACCCTCACTTGCCCTGAACGGTAGCTATCTCGACGGTTCTTACCGTCGCCCAACTCCTTCAGCTTGATCAACGCCTCCTTGAACTTGGTGTCATAAAGCTGAAGAAGATCGGGCTCCCCCTTCATGTAGGTGTAGGCTTCCACCAGCGTGGCATAGAGCAATACGGCCTCGTTCTCGTCGCCCAGCCACGTATTGGTCGCGGTGATTATACTCTCTGGCTTATAAAAATAGTGCAGGACGGTTGTCAGTGCGGCATTCGGCGTCGGGCCTAGGACGAACGTGTCCTCATCCCAGAGGGCGTAGAACCGGGGCGTCCCGGTTGTACCAACGGCCCGGAACGCCTCACGAATGAAGTTCACGTCCTTGTTGAGCAGATACTGGTAGTCCCCCGCCGCATCGATCACGGCCAACGAGTGGACCGAGATGAAGTCGGAGGGGCTGGTGAGGAACCTATTCGATGAGGCCAGAGAGCCAGACTGGCTCCTCCTCAAAGCAGGAAGCTGCACCATATGGTAGATGCGGTCTTCAGCCTGTTTGACGAACGTCGGCAACTCGGCAACGAATGTCGTTTCCGAGTTCTGCGTGTACGCCTGGACAGACGCTATGAGTTCAGCGTAGGTCGCCATGATCAGACCTTGAAGTTGAACCCTTTGGTCGCCGCACCAGCGCCCTTGGCCTTGACCGTGGACTGGTTAGTCGGCTTGATACCGGAGATAATCCCTCCCCCGGCTAACTTCTTCCGTATTAGAGACCCACCTTTGTAGCCCTCTACGGGTGGCTTCTTCCCTGCGCCCCCAATGTCTCTCTTAGCTTTCGGCATTATATCCTCCTATGATGTCGCTACTATTACACTTCCCGCCGACGCGGTGCCCACCAAACTGTCTACCGCCCCGACCGGATCAAACCCGAAGAGGCTCTGGCTCTCCAGTATGCCGAGATCGGGGCGCGGGTCGCGTAGCGTCTGCGGGTCGAAGACCCTGAACCTCCCCAACTGCAACTGGGGATGGTCTGGGTCGAGGCACTCTGAGCATACACGTAAACCATTCTGCTTCTTATCCTCAAACTCCCACTTCAGCGCGCTGAGTGGGTACCTAAAGGCGCAGCGATCACAGAACCCAAAGGCATGTTTCCCTCCCGCGAATTCCGCGCTGCTCATGCCAAGTCCACATCAATGAAGGCCTGCAACGGGGTGAAGACCAGGGGTGCCTTGGTCCGGTCCTCGGAGGCCATCAACTCATAATCCTCCTCGTAGAGTGCCTTCAGCGTCGGGATGCGGGACTCCAACTCCGGGCGCTTCAGGGCGAGATAGAACGCCAACCCAGAGATCAGAGCGGGTACGGCCCTCTCTGGCATGTCCGGGTTGTTGGTGTTCGCCGCCCCTACGTCCTCGATACGCCGGACGTACCAGTAGACGAGGTCCAGGGTGCTATCGTTGACCTCGGGGTAGACCGTCACGGTGGCCCGGTTCTGGCGATCCACATAATAGCTCGTGGGGCGCGACTCTGTGTTCTTATTGGATGTCTGGGCGTAAGAGGACACCGAGAGCCGGGTCAGGTTGTAATCGACCTGGGAAGCCCCCGTACCGTCCCGTATGACCGCCTCCAGCACGTCCACGCAATCATCGGCCAATGTATAAGTCTTGGTACCCGCCACCATGTTGAGGCTCGCCTCTTTTACGGTCCACAGGTTCAGCCCCCGGTTGACCCAGCCCAGCAGCATGATGTTCAGGCTGCGTCGCGCCGACCGGAGATCATAGCCCGTCCGCATCTCTGTCCCGGCGCGCTCGTAGGCCTCCTCACAAAGCTGGAGGATGTCCAGCTTGAAGTCTGCGGTGCCTGATGTGGTGGGCGCTGCCATCTTTAACTCCTACGGTGTCTTGCCAAACCGCCGCGCTTGAACTTCCGCTTGCCACCCTTGTTGGACTTTACCTCTTTCAAGATGTGAGCCTTCTCAATCGAAGCGGTGGGGTCCAGCGCATACGATTTGTTGATGTCAAAGTCCTTGGGGAGCTTCGACGCCGGGCGCTTCTGGTGGTGCTTGACCTCCTCCAGTTTCCCGGTCTTCTTGCTGCGCTTCATGTGCCTCATAGGTAGTTCGCCCATCAGATGCTCCTTCTCGGCCTGGACCGGTTAGCTTTAGACGACATGATCCGTTTATTGCCCGGCGAATTGTCACGCGGGTTGTTGTTCTTGTGGTCGACTTCCTTGCCGTCGCCATTGTGGACCCGCCCGGCGGCTTCAGCGGTAGCTCGGGCGGCGTTTCGCCCGGCGCGGCGCTTCTTCTGTACCGTGGTGCCGTGGAAATCTCGGTACTCCTTGGCGTAATCCCTGGGGCGCTGCATCGTGAACCTCTACAACCTCACGTTCATCAGGTCGGAACCACATTGCCGTCAGACGATAGCGGACGCCAGAACAGGTAGTAATCAACGTCGCCCGCCGTAGCTGCGTTGGTGGCGATTGTCTGGATGATATCAACGCTGTTGCCTATCAAGATGGGTTCGTCAGCCAACTCCAGACCGTTGGTGTTGGAAGCCTTGGTGAGCGTCCAACTGTCACCAACCTGGAATGCCGTGCTGTCCATAACATCCTGGATTAACAGAGCGGCGGTGTTCCCGGCAACGCCGACTTCTATCGTCCCGTTGTTCGATGTGCTGGTTAATTCTGCGTTAATGGAAGCCCCGGCGAAGCAGACGATATCTCCAGTCACCGTAAAGATGACAATCGTGCCCGTAGCCCCGGCATCGTCCGTGAAATTCCAATTACCCTTGGCAATACGCCAGTCACTGAATGCGCCGCTAACGCCTGCCATTAGCCTCTCCCCGCTTGAATAATTCTGGCAGTCGCAGTGCCGACAGTCGTCACTACGGTTATAGCCAGCCTACAGGCAACCGGTGGACTGGTGTAGACCCCATCCGCTGTTCCTGTTTGGTTCGCCAGTACATCGTGGGTGTGAACTATCTCCCCGCTGGCCTCTTGAAAGCCGCTGGCGAGGACGTTGTTAAAGGTGTGCTGCATGGAATACACCATGTCCACACTGGCACCGGACGTGTCACACCCGATACCTACATTGAAGTCCGGGCCACGATAATTAAGCACGAACCACGCGCTCTCGCATAGCGCGTCCACCCCCGCCTCAACGGCACCCGCCGAGGCCCCAGACGAGGTGATCCGGTCCACCCACGCAAAGTTGGCGTCCTGTGTCGTACTAGTCCCGGCATTAGCTCCGGTGATACTGTCGGTCAAGGGCTCCCCGTACCGGTCATAGCCGCGGGGGGTGTAGGTGTCCCCCGTGTCGTTACCAGCGGAGTACATCGCCACATGCTGGGGCGTGGTGAACTCACAATAGCCGTTGACCCCGACCTCAATATTGCCAGTGAAGGCGCTCCCCGGCGTGAGGGAAGTGACATGGTAGAACTTGGTCGAACCAAGGGTAATAAGCCCACTACCCGCGCCCGTAAGCGTCTCGGTGATGTGGTTGCCATTGACATCCTCGCCAACAGCCACGAGCGTGTCGGCTGTGTTATCAGACCCAGCCGAGTAGAGAAGAAGGTAGACACCCCGGCGATCTCTGAAATCAGTCCCCAGAACCCCGTCCAACGTCAGGGCGACACCAGACGCCGCTGTTTGGGCGGCGCAGATGCCGTTGCGGTCGAAGCCGGTGGAGAGCGCGCCATTGATGAGATAATCCAGCCGGGCGGCTGCGAGGGTCTCCGTGGTGGAGATGCCGTTCCTGTCGAGGGCGGCGGGGGTGAGAGTGATGACCTTTGGTTGGGGCATCTTTATATCCTCTTCTTCATGTAATAGGGCCGGACTACGTCTTCAAAGACCCAACCCTCAGTTTAGCCACCTTGACTGCCTTGACTGCCTTCTTCGGCTTGAGAACGGGGGCTTCTATGACCCCCGCCCCGACCTGTTTCCGCCACTCCTCTGCGTCTCCAGGGCTGTCGAAGGTCTTCACAAGGGTTTCATCCTCCGGGCCACCAACAACTTCGATGGCCCACTTGCTACCCTGCTTTATCAGGTTGGTCTGCATGGCTTAACGCTCCTTCGCGACCAGTACGTAGTCGAAGTCGGTCGTCTCTGCACCAGCCGCGCCATTCCAGTAACCGAATCCCACCGCCATCTCCGCAGCGGGGACAGTGATGCCGGTCATCGTCTCGACCAGTGCGTCGTTGGCGTACAACGCAATGCTGGTGGCACCATCATAATACGCCGCCAGAGTGATATACGTGTCGTCCGACAGGGTGGCGATAGTGCCACTGTCGCTGTCTGTGGTGTTGTTGTCGTTGTTGAAGTAGACAGCGGCGGAGGCGTCAACACTCTCGAAGAAAAAACGCATCGTCGCGTCGCGGGGTGTGGTGTCGGTAGAGTGGAGTCCAACAATCCAGGCGGACTGAATAGCGTCTCCGACTGAAAGCCGAGTCTTGATGAAGGCTTTCTTGCCGCTCTCCATCAAGAAGCTCTCGGAGAGCCACTCTGCGGCGACGCCGTCAAGCTCGTCAGCGGCGGTCGTGATCCTAGCCACCCCACCATCAACATCTTGAGATGTGATGGCGGACGTACCAGTACCACCCGAAATCGCCGTCAGAGTGTAGTTGGCGGCAATCGGCAGCTTGTCGAAGTCGTCAAAGATGATGTGGTACTTGGTGGGGTCGAGCATCCCGAATTGGTAAAGGGGGTTGCCGGGCGCTACGTTGGACACACCGTTGGTAAAATGCGTAGGCATTGAACAGTCTCCTCAAGGGTTTTCCATGACTGACGTAAGGCCAGCCACATTCAAATGCCCTTGAAGTCTAGCGGGTCTGATAGAGGTGCGCCAGCTTAAATATTGGTTGAGCAATGTCTGTACGAGGTCTGTTCGGGTCACCCCGAAAAAAAGGGTGGTGCCCAACTGGACACCACCCCCTCTTTCTGCCGAAGCAGCGATAATTACGACGAGCCGGGGCTTCCGTAGACGCCCAGGTAGTCGCTGACACCGAAGCTGTAACGCTCACGGCTCTTGTACCGCACGTTACCGCTGTCGAAGTCGCCGTCCATCGACGTGCTGATCGGAACACGGTTGAAGTACTTCAACCCGTTCGGAACGTCCGTCTTCAGGAACCACGCATTGGTGTCCGTGAGGTAATGGTTGATCATGTAACCATCACGGACAGTGCTGTTGTGAACGATGGCGTTAACATCGTTGTCAGCCACACCCGTCTTGTACTCGGATTTCAAGATACGGGTCGCAACGAACTGCAAGTTGGTCGGGATGATCAACTTGACAGGCTGCGCTGCCACCAACAGACCACGCTCGTCGGTCCAGTTGGAAATCTGAATAGTGGCGTCCTCGATGGACGTCTCATTCAGATCGACCGCCGTAGCGGGGCGGTTGGAGAGGGCCGCGCCTTGCACGATTGAGTGCGAGGTCGAGAACAACTGGTCCCCGTCACCGGTCAGGTAGCCGGTCGTCGCCGTGAAGCCCGTGTTGAACGGCACCATCGCTTTGACTTGTTTGGTGTAGTTCATGGCACGAGCCAGCGCCTTCGTGTAACGAGACGAAAGGCTGTCGTACAGGTTGTCCTCCATGGCTTCTTCCGTAATGGAGAAACCCATCGCAATCGTCTCATGATCGAAACGCTGCGTGAAGCTTTCCTGCGCCGTGTCGTAGGAGATTCCGCCACCCTCTTTCTTGACGGGGGCCGCGCCGAAACCGGATAGTTTCGTCTCCTCTTCGAATGACCGTTCGGAGCTTTCCGCGTCGTAGCACTCCATATGCTCATCCGTGTACTTGTCATACTCAAGGCCAAACAGGGCGTTCAAACCCGGCAGAAGCTCCTTGAGCAGTTGCGCGCGTGATATTGCAGCCATAACTCAAGCCTCCTTATGTGCCAAGAGCGAGATCGTATTGATGGATATCGGCATTCCAAACCACCAACACGTCGGTGAAGGAGTCGCCAACGGTACTGAACGGTCCATCAACAAAATCTATGATACGCAGAGGTAACGTATTGGTGGTCGCGATATTCCCGGCGTCGAGCGCCAAGATCGACTTACCAATGTTGGTGTTACCAGCGGCGTAGGTGATGATGTCGCAGTTGTTCCCAAGTCCGGTCTGGGCGATAGCTGCATCACCCTGCACTTGGAAAATTTGACGTGGATCGTCTGCGACGTGAGCCAAGATGTCCGTAGCCGACGTGGACGCCGTCCACATCTGCGAGAACAACTTGTAGTTCAAGTTGGGATCAGTGAAGCTGCAACCCTGAAAAATCCCGATAGGTCGGGTAGAGCTTGTCGCCGTATCCAACTCAATAGTTCCGGTAGCGGCAAGTTCCGCGACATCTCCAAAAAACACAGAGGTGCCATAGGAATTTGTCATTTTCAGTTGACGGAACGAACCACCTTCGTATCCACCAAGCCGATTTACCGGAACAAGCCCGTATGGGCTGGCTGTAATAGCCATAGTTTTGCTCCTTTGCGAAGTTAGACCAGCGTCGTCACCATCATTAGCGACGACGACCAGCGCCAAAGGTCACCGAAGAAGACCGCTCCGTGTCCAGGAGTGGCATCCTCGGATCGTTCTCGCGCATGAAGTTGTGATCCACGCTTGCAGCCTGTTCCGTGGCCTTCTTTGCGTAATATACCTCCCGCGCCTGCATAAGCTCGGTAGTGCATTTACACAACATCAGCCCACCAATAACAATATTGCCTTCAAACTGGCTGTTAAGGTCGGACATGATCATCAACTCTGGATGATCTTCCGCCAAACAAGGCTCCCAGC